ACCGATAGTAGCGGTGGAGGGACCAGTGGTGGCGCTAGAGCCGAACACACTGTACTCCTTCTCGGTGATGGAATAATTGGAAGATTTGTTCATGACACAAAGAAGATAGATGACAACAGCGATGGCAGCAAGCATCAAGATTTGCTGAGTGCGACCTTTCATCATAGTTTATATATAGTTAACAAATTTTTTTATTCGGTGAGAATGTCAATTCGTTCTTTGATTACCTTCTGAGATTTGGCTGGGGGCTCAGGCTCGGGCTCAGGCTCGGGCTCAGGCTCGGGCTCAGGCTCGGGCTCCGGTTCGGGCTCCGGTTCGGGCTCAGGCTCATCAACAAAGGCGTACTCGTCTGGGTAAACATCGGTTACTGGTTCTTCCTTGACTGGATCATCGTGGAGGCGGATCTGTACAACATTCCAGTTTCCACCAAAGGCTTTTTTGGCAAACCACAATCCTGCGAACTCAACGAGTACATCACAGGTCTTATCGGGCTGGACATTATCAAACTCAAGTGGCTCCTTTTGGGCGTTGAAAACGCGAACAGGTGGCTCGGTTATAACGTCTACAGTCATCTGACCCCCATTCATAACGCTACTGTAAGCGCCGTTGATTACACGCTCAGAAAGCTGCTTACCAAACCACTCGGAGCTGTTCTCGTGTGCGGCGGAAAGATTCATAGACTCAATGTCGGAGATCTTCTTAACATTGGTGTCAGAATTGAGTTCAAAAGTCATCTCTCCTGAGACTTCGGATACAGTTACACCATTCAACTGAACTAGGCATTTACGCTTTTCATCACTAGAGGCTTTTACAAAGTAGAGACCATCGTCACCCCTGGCTGGAGGATTGTAAAACATTATGGTTTAAATAAGTCTTACTTCTTTAACCCAATAAAAGGTATAGCAGCGGCGTCATTCAGAAGATCTTTTGATACCCAATTATTACGATTAGCCCTGTAACCATATAGCGTCTTGGAGGTGTTTATATTTTTAGGTAAGGGTTTGGCCTGGATAGGTCGTAAGGGGAATTCATTCTTGACGTAAGCGTTATTTTTGACATTTGTCCATTTCAGAGTCTTCAAATTGAAACGCTTATTTCCATGGGTCTTCTCAAATCCTTCAATGTTCATTTTGTTATTCACTGGTTTTAGACCATGAACAAGCTGCTTAGATAAACGTTCTTTAGAAGGTTCGGTGGTGAACTTGGAGTATTTACGAGGATCTACCTTCTTCGCCTTTTTGATGTTAACATTTCTGTGTTTAGACACTGAAGGTGTTTTCCTGGTAACGATCTTACCGCGAACCTTTTTGAATGCTGATTCCATAGAATCTGCACTAGTGACTCGCTTATCAAATAAACGAGCAAGTCGCACAAGACGGAGACGATCTTTTGCCTTCTTTTCGGGTCTCAATTGGAGCTTTTGCATCAAATAAATATCTTCGATGAGGAACTCTTTACTGGCAATAAAAATCTTTTGGTTATTGATCATCTTATCAGTGAGTGCATCTCTGTAAATAATACCCCTGCGCTTTGTTTGAGCTACTTCATAACCAAATTCATTTTGTCTCATAAAAGGTATATCCAAAATTCCACCCAGGGTTTGATTCTGAATTCTACCAGTAGCTGGGGAGAAGAAACGAATGTTCAAATCGAGAGCAAATAATTCAACATCAATGAAAACGTCACTCTTAGATGGTTTGTTCGTAGAACCACCTTTCTTCTTTTTGATAAGAGTATATCTCCTAGTTACGTAAGGACCAGTTTTACTGAAACCAACACCCATAAACTTGAACAATTTACTATGGGTCTTTTGGAACGATATAATACGTTTCTTGATCCGTAAGTTGAGATTTTTCGCGTATTTACCCAACATATCCCATAACAATAGTTTGAGGGCTTGGAGTTTACCAAAGTACTTGGCATTTGTTTTCATAAAAGGAACAAATTTGGCATCAATATCTGTAGTTACTATACGGTCATTGAAATCTACATAGTAATTGAACGCCTCTCCACCACTCACGATGAGATCACCAGAGGATTTGAGACTTTGGGTAAGATTTCCAATGGTGTCAAGGATTATGTCTCGAATGGAGTCTGTTACCAACACGTACATCATCTTTTCAAAGTCTTTGTCAGAATGCTTGATCCTTAAACGCTCTCTGAACTTACCCAAATCTCTCTGTTCGTTCCTGTCGAAATATTTTTTCAATTTCGCATCTTTGAAAAATAAATTCTCATTCATAAATTTTTCAATGGTAACTTTCGAGTAACTTTTCTCATCCATTAATATATTGGGATATAATAATATGGTCTGTAATGTTATTGAAGAATGCAGGTGCTATGCGTATGACGATGTGAGGAACCCCAAGAAGGAGCAGTTTTGTGGTGTACGCAAAGGACCCTACGTCATTCCATGCCCAAAGGACTGCTGCGCTGGTGGATGTCCTGGTAAGATACCTAAGCAGCCATTCAGAATCATCAAACGCCCCCACGCAATTAAATCCAAACGGAGAATCGATTGGATTGACATAAAGGTCTTAATGTTTTTGGCGGTAATTCTCGCCTGTATTTTCCTACTTCTATTGTGACTTAAAGATTAACTACCTAGTTAAGATATAATGTCTCTCGAAACTATTCAATCCGAAATTGCTGCTCTCCGTGCTGATATCAGGTCTCTCGTTAAGCTCGTTCGTAAGGTGAAGAGCGTCCAGGATGATCCTACTGGTGAGAAGGCTAAGGCTCGCGCCGCGAACAACGGTTTCAACCGAAAGCAAGAAATTACACCTAAGTTGCGCGAGTTTCTTTCACTTCCTGAAGGTGAGCTCATCTCTCGCTCCGAGGTAACCAAGTTCGTGAACGCCTACATCATTGAGAAGGGTCTCAAGCATCCCGAGAACGGTCGCCAGATCATTCTTGACGACAAGCTTCGCGATCTTCTCGCTCCCCCAGCGGATGTTGTTGTGACCTATCTCAACCTCCAGAAGTACCTCAGCCCTCATTACATTAAGAAGGCTTAAAAAAATAAAAATACATAATAACAACAAAACATGGTAGGTTTCGTTACTAAACCTCAAATTGAACAACTTGTTGGTACAAAGATCAAAAATCTTGATTTGTACCAAAAGGCTTTTACACATAAATCCGCTCTTAAGGAGTATGAACAATTGAATGAATCATTTGAGACCCTAGAATTTATTGGTGACTCCGTGCTCGGTTTCGTTATCACTAAATTCCTGTTTGATCAATATGAAAGTCGTCAAGAAGGTTTCCTCACGAAAGCTCGTACAAAGCTGGTTCGTGGTGAAACATTAGCGAATATTGCAAAGTTGCTTGGTCTCGAAAAGATGGTTATAATGGATGAGAAGGGAATGAGAAATGCTTGGAATAATAATCCTAAAATTTTAGAAGATGTTTTTGAGGCTCTGATTGGAGCGATTTACATGGATCTAGGCCTCCTTCACGCTAAGGAGTTTGTTCTTAGGATCTATAATGATCCCAAGTTTATTGATATGAATCTTATCATGATAGATGATAACTTCAAGGATCATCTGATGCGCTATTGTCAGCTGAACAATTGGCAACTCCCTGAATATCGGGTGGCGGGACATCATGAAGGAATTTTTTACATTGACATCTGGATAAACGGTCAATTTATGAGTAGAGGAACGGCTAAAAGTAAGAAGCAAGCTGAACAAAACGCAGCTAAGTTATTCTTCGAACAGCTTAAAAACTATAGACCCTATTAATTTAATATGCACCCAAATGTCAAAGCATTGATTGAACGCGAATACGCGGCACAGAAATCAGAGGAGTGGCTCGCTCTCCGTGGAAACATGCTCACAGCATCTGACGCGGCTTCTGCCATAGGTGTGAATAAATACCAAACTCCCGATGAACTTCTTCTCAAAAAATGCGGTCTCGGTGAGAAGTTCACGGGGAATGCGGCTACTCGCCATGGTGAGTTGTATGAAGACGAAGCCCGTATCCTCTACGAGCAACGTCACGGGGAAGTTGTCCATGAGATTGGACTCGTTCCCCACCCC